TGGCAATCTCTGGAAAACATGTTAGTCTTAAAACCATTGTAGAGAGAGTCTACATGGATTTTGGCTTTAATTATAGCCTATCATTTACTGAAGCAGCTGAATGGGCAGGTAGTATTATGGCTTTATTGAAAGTTCCTTTGACTTTACAAAATAAAGTAGAGGAGATTGAAATCCATGAATCAAGAGGTACATTACCTTGTGATCTAGAATCTATCATACAAACAGCTAGAATGGTAGAGCATGGTAGTGATGGTTGTACAGCAATGGTAATCTCTACATTAGATAGAGGTACTGAGTTTGTGGAAGTTTCAGCAATAGATATTGTAAATAGAAAGTTCAAGCTTTGTGGTTGTAACTCTTTTACATCTTGTGATGAATGTACTCCAGAAGGTTGTGAACCTAGAAAACCTATCATTAGATCTGCAGGTGGTAATTTAGCTGTACCTAGATATAGACTAGAGCCTATGAGATGGGCTACTGATACCTTCCATACAAAACAACATTCTACTGATTATGACTTTTACTGTAAATCAGGAAGTACATATACAGTAAACAGTAACTACATATTTACTAATTTTGATAAGGGTAAAGTAATGATGTCTTATTTAGCTATCCCTACTGATGAAGAAGGTTATCCTTTGATACCTGCTGATGAGTGGTGGAGACAAGCTGTACAGTATGAGATTGCTTACAAGATTGCTTTTAAGATGTTTGTTCAAGGTACTATTACAGATAAGGTTTATCAAACTATTGAGAAAGAAAGAGATTGGAAAGTAGCACAAGCAGTTAATAAAACTAAAACTCCTGGTATTGATGAGATGGAATCATTTAAGAATCAGTGGCTTAGACTTATCCCTAAATACAACAACCACAGTAGTATGTTTAGAAATATGCAGCTACCTGAAAAAATGTTTAATCATCCATACAGATACTTTTAAAATATGCCTGCAAGTAAGAATACATGGAACAAAGGATTAAATTCAGATTTATCCAAGTTAAAAAGTCAACCTGATGGTTACCTTAATGCTAATAACATTAGGGTAATTACTGATGAGGGTAACTCTACATTTGCTATTGAGAATGTAAAAGGTAACAAGTTTAGCTTTAGATTACCTGTTGTTGAAGCTACTTATAAGATTGATTTTTCAGAGCAGTCTGGTCCTGTTGATGTTACAATAAGCAGAGGAACAGTTAGTATAACTTTTACATTAAGTAATGTTGAAAATAAGAATAATGATTTTCTAGCTCAAGAGATTAATACTCAGATACAAGCATCTGGTTTACCAGATAAACAATATGTAATTGCATACTATAATAATAACTTTATTGTTATATATGACTTTCTACCACAATCTAGTAACAGTCAAGGTATAGTTGTAAGTACATTACCTAACTGTTCAGAGTTAAGAACTTCTAGAGTATCATTTCATACTATATTAGGATGGGGTTATTATAATGATAACTTGGTAATGATAAGTTGTTTTAGAAATAGTAACTCTGAAGATCCTCAAGATACTGAAGGTTTTATATGGGATTGTAAGTATGATAATGCTACTAATGAAATTGTAAGTTCTCAAATAGAAACTCAAAACTATCTATTACCATTAACTACTTTAAAGTATGCAGGTAAATTAAACCTATCAAGACAGTATGCTATTAATGAGCACTTAAAATGTAGATATGAATCTACAGAAATAATGAGATTAATATGGACAGATTGGAATCAAAACTTAAGGCTTTGTAATCTATTTGATCCTCAAATATGGGCTACACCAGAAGAGCTATTCTCATATATACCTATTCACTTACCGCAGAAACCTATTGTAAATAGAGTAATTATAGGTGGTACATTACCTACAGCTAAGTATCAGTATTTCTATCAACTGTTTTCTAGCCAAGGAGCAGAGTCTAGTTACTCTCCAGTGAGTAATTTAATTAATTTATTCCCTGGTCAACTATCACAGTACATTACAACAGGAGAAAACCCAGGAGTTTCTTCAGCTAAATCTGTAGAAATTTTCTTACAGAACTTAGATACTAATTATGATAGTATTAGAATAGGATATGTTATATATCAAATACCTGATTTTCCAGAAGCTTTCTTTTTTGATGAAAGACCTGTACCACCAACAGGTGAAATAACACTAGTACACAATGGTAATGAGAATGATATTCCTGTAGACTCTGGGGAGATTGCTAATCTTAACAGACCACCAGAAGTATTTAAGACTATTGATGTAGTTAGAAATAGATTATTTGCAGCTAATGCTGTAACTAAATTCTTTGATTTAGAGTTTGACGCTAGAGCTTATAGATTTAATTCAGACAATACTGCTAATTTATATGACTCTACAGATAATTATACTAACCCTTCAGTTGTAATTGAAGCTAATCCTGCAGGAGTTATACAAAATGTATTTGTTGATAATATTGATCAAGGTAATAATTTATTAGCAATAGAAGACACAAGAGATTTAGTTAATCCTTTTAATAATGAGGATGATACCAATATTTTAAATGATTCAGATTGGGCTGCAAATTCTCAATTTAAATACCAATCAGATGGTGTTACATTAGGAGGTACAGGAGCTAACATTAGTTATGAGTTTGTAACTAGAGAAATGCAAGCAAGAATTGGGGGACCTGGTGGATTGGTTACTGGTTCGCCATATGTTAGACCTAACTTGGATTTTAATGGTCAATATACTTCTGAATTTGCAGATACTTATTCATACGCAGGGGGTGCTGATGTTGCTTTAGATACTATGAAAAGTCCTTATTTAGATACTATATTTACTGGCTATGCTAGAGGTGAAGTATATAGATTTGGTATAGTATTCTATGATAGATATGGCTACCCTTCATACACTTATTGGATTGGTGATATTAAATTTCCATTTGCATTTGATGATGGTTTTGCACCAAGTAATAATTATACCACTCCTACTGGAGGAATTCCTGGTGGACATGATGTATTTACTAAACAACTAGGAATTAGATTTTCATTAGATACAGACTCTCCACAATTCCAAGCAATTAAAGATCAAATATCAGGTTGGTCTTATGTAAGAGTTAGAAGAGATTTAGCTAATAGTACAAGATTAGGTACAGGATTTATCCAACCTACTTGGATTATAGAAGCATCTAATGTTGATGGATACAGTAACTCATATGCACTAACTCCTTTTGATTGGGGAACATCTAGGTGGGGTTCTTTCCTAGGTCCAATATCTTCTTTATTTAGAACAAGATTACAGTTTCAAGCATTCTACTCACCTAATTTCTTTAATAGAAAAGCAGGTCTATTTATAGGTGGTGACTATATTAGAATGATTGGTAGAACTAATGTATTTAATGATATAGTTTTTCCTTTTGAACAAACTTACACTCAAAGTATATTATCACCTGATCCAGATAACACTTTCTTATTTTATATAGCAAGTAGTGATTTTAACTATAACTATGCGGATTCAACTACACTATTCAGTCCTAGTACTGAAGATAGTGAACCAACTAGTGCTGATTATACTGCTAACAATAATAAGTACGATGTTTTAAATAGAGTATATGTAACATATTCAAGTAATGAAAATGTTATACTTCCTAATAACGGTGGGTTAGATTTCCCATTTGTAAACATGGGTAATGCTAATTTTACTGAAACAAACAGTCTTCAATTTAAAGAATGGGGAAGTGCCTTAGAATTATTAAATATAGGTAATGGAGCAACAGGTCTTCCAGATACCACCAATGCACAAGCGTTTTTAAGAACTCCAATATATTTAGCATCATACGAAAGGTATTTAACTGTACAGTATGGTGGTAACTTAAGGTCTGATAGATATGCTAATGAGTATATTCTTACTAATCACTTCATGCCTTACAGTAAAACAGTTACTGGTGTAGTTAGTAATGGAGTATATGGTGGTGATACTTGGGTTAACTACTATGATATTCAAAGAACTAACCCTAACTTTGATGGTGAAGGTGGTAGTGGTTATGATGTAGGTAATGAAGATGAATTTACTAAAGCCACAGGAGTAGCAGTATTCTTTCCATGTGAATCCTCATTTAATACAGAGTTAAATATTAGTAAACAACACGCATCTGTTAGAACTACCGCTAACAGTATATTTCCATCAAGTTATCAATATAATGCTGCACTATCTCAAGAGAACACAACTAATATCTTTATATCGAAAGCTTTCAATCAAACTAATGTTAAATATGAACCACATACTATATATGGTACAGAACCTAAGTTAGATAATGAAAGACTGGATAGCTGGAGAAAGTTTTTAATTAATAACTCACTTACTGTTAATGGTAACTATGGTGAAATTAATAGAATCATACAGTTTAATGATAAACTTTTCTACTATCAAAATGATGCCTTTGGTGTTGCATCTGTTGATGAAAGAGTACTTGCTAATGAGGGTGATACTTCACAAACTCAATTAGGTACTGGTACTTTACTTCAAAGATTTGATTATGTATCTACTGAAACAGGGTCTAAGCATTCATTTGCTGTAAGATCAACTGGATCAGCAATCTATCATTATGATGCTTTTATTAATAAGCTATTTAGATACACAACTACTAAAGCTAAAGATGGTACTTCATCAGCAGGTGTATCTCCACTAACTGACATTAAAGGATTAAGTGGATTCTTTAGAACTGCTTTTGTAGATACTAATCTTAAATCAGAAGATAAGATTCTTAGAACAGGAGCTGATGGTAGAGTAGGTATTACATCAGGATATAACTCAGAGTATAATACTGTTTACTTTACATTCTTTGATGAACCTAATAGTATTAAATATACTATATCTTATAATGAACTACTAGATTCATTTGAATCATTTTATGATTTCTACCCATCTATGTATCTTAATATGAGAAAGAGATTCTTGTCAATAGATCCATCAAATACTGGAGAAACATATATACATAATATTGGTAAGAGAAATACATTTTACAATCAACCTTACTCATTATCATCAGTTACATTTAGAGTTAATGAAAATTCAGATCTTGTTAAAACATTTGATAACTTTATTATTAACACAGAAGTGATTCTGGATAATATCCAACTAGCAGAAACTATAACTCAACTAGGTATAGTGAATGACTATCAAATAGTTAATCAACAAAATGCTAACTTTACACAAAAGATTAGAAGCTGGAGAAAGCAGATACCTAGGGATGAAACTAATCCTAATTTAAATATTAAACCTAGAATTGCAGATAAGTATATAGATGTTACATTCACACATGATCCTTTAAATCTTGATAAGACATTTAGACTACATGATGTAATAACTGAGTATTCAATGAGAAGTAAAATATTACCTAGATAATTATGGCTGAAAAAAATTCACTCTGGAAGAACATTAGAAACAAAGCTGCACAAAATAAAAGAACTGGTGCTACACCTAAAAAGCCTAGTGCAGAAATGCTTAGGCAAGAAAGAAAAATTAAATCTGAGAAAGCTGAAGGAGGACCTGTAGGCGAAGATGATAATTTACTTTACAGACAGCCAAATATTCCAATGGAGGAATATCAACCAGAGTTATTTGATAGCTCTAGTATTTCTTTGAGAAGATCAGGGTCTAATAAAGTTAATTTACATACTCCAGAATATCGTAAGGAAATTAGTAAACGATTGAACTTTAATCCTTACCTTAATGTAATTACCCCTACCCCAAATACATATGTATATTCTGGAGGTATTGATGCAGATTTAAATCTATTAAATAAAAATAATAATAGGTTAAGTCTAACAGGAGGGCTTGGTACTGGTATTGTAAAACACCCTGGTGGTTCAGAATATATTGGAGTAGAACCTTCAGTAGGTTTATCTTTTACTAGAAAATTTAATCAAGGTGGACCATTTAATCCTGATGGAGGTACTTACGCTAATAAGCAAGGAGTGATAATGGGTCCTGTTGAGAATCCTGATGGTAGTTATACATTACCTGTTAGTAATGAAGGATTACCACAAGTTAACCTCCCAGAGTTTGAAGTTGCCTTGGAATCTAATCCTTATGGACCAATTACATTTGATGAGTATTTATCTAGTAGTTTTAACCCTTTGCAATTATTACTACCCAGTGTTCCAGAATATCAACAACAATTTAGACCTGATGGTACACTAATACCTGCTAGTGGTAGAGTAGATATTGATAATACTCTTCCATTAGCATTTATGGGAGCTAAACCTAGTTATGCTAATTTTGAAAGAGGGGTTACTAAATTAGATTTAAATAATACACATAAATTAAATCCTTGGGCATTTAAGACTGATCCTAATAAATTTTATAGGCAAATAGATAATACTACTTATAAAGAAGGATTGCAGAGTGGTTTAATAAAAGGAAAACAAGGTATCGATAAAACTCAAGGTGAGGGTATTATTAATTTAAATAAAGCATTTGCAGATGATGCTTATTACAATAAAGGAAGTTTATATTATAAGGATAATAAAAATTTACCTTATTTATATGAAGCAAATTTACCTGAAGAGAAATTTATACCTAAAGTAAACGGTAAAACAAAAAAATTTACAAAAGAAAATACTTCTGTTAGAGTATCCAAAGAACCTATTTCAATTAATGATCCTTTTATAAAAACTTATAAAAAAGATTGGTTACAAGGGTATAAACCAGTAAAAGGTTATAAAGCTGATGGTGGATATATATATAATGTAGGTGGACCCTTTGGTGTAACTGATGAAGGTAACTCTGTAACATTATATAATAAAACTCAGTATGATCCTAATCAAAATAAAACTATAAGTTATGTAGGTAGTGATGATAATAAATACTACATGATGCCAGGTGACACTATGATCCAAGGTAGATTACCTGAATTTGAAGTTGTAGAACAAGGTATTGAAAAACCAAAATCTTATAAATCAATTTTTCCTAAAGGTTTATCAGAAAGAGATGCAGAAAATACATATAGTGATTTTAATGATCAATATCATGATTATTCTAGAAAAGGAAATATATTAAGAGATACAGTAATAGATTTAACTAATCAAAAAATGGGTTGGTTTCCATTTGATGCTATTCCTAGTGAACAGTATTCTAGCATACTAGGAAATAACTATATTGAAAGAATAGTAGGAGGTACTGGTAGTCCTGAAGACTTTGCTAAGAATTGGACAACAAGAATGTCAAATCCAGAAGATACTTTTAGAAATAAAGATTATGCAGAAGAAGCTAGAAGTTATTATCATAGTAAAGATATTCCTGCTTTCTATGGTATAGAAAACGGTAAGTTTAAAGTAGGTAATCCACAAGATTTTTCTGAAAATACAATGATTGTTCCTGTAAGAAATAGTACTACACCATATTCTAAAGTAGATTATGAAAATGGTCTACTTACTGATAAGCTATATACTTATGATAAAACAGGTAATAAAACATGGAATTTAGATAATAAAGATAAATTTATAGTTTATTCTCCTAAAACTAAAAAGTCATTTTTTAGAGCACAGTCTAATGATATGTCATTTGGAAAATCAAAAGAGGAAGAAATTAGTTTAGCAAAAACTAAAAAAATACTTGAGGATTTTTTAAAACAAAATCCTGATGCATATATTATTCCTATAGATGAAGGTAGGTTTAGATCATATATTGCTAATCCTAGTGGAGTTACAGAAAATCAATTTAAAAATTGGAATTCAAAAGCAGGTACGGCTCTTGAACACTATTTAATACAAGATCCAGAAAATACAAATACACCAATAAATTCTCCAAGTGGAACTGGTTATGGATATAATATGGGTATAATAAAACAGCAAGCTAAAGGCGGTCACATATATGATACTGGTGGTTTTGTGTATGATGGTGTTGATTTTACTGGTGATGATGGATCAACTAAACCTAAAAAAGATTTACAAACAGCAGCACCAAAACCTCCTGTATACACTAGAGAAAATTATCTAAGAGATATTCAAGCTAATACTGATAAATATTTTAAAGATGGGACTTATGTAACACCTTATACTGAAATTACCAAGCCTGATGAGAAAAACTGTATTAATGGTATCTGTTACTTAACAAGAAAATTGACTAACAATGCTCTAAATATAGATTACACAAGTAATCCTAATTTTGAAACAGACTTAAATAAAAATAATTTTTACAGGGCAAAGTTAGAAGATGGTTTTGAAATAGGAGATATTTTACAATACTATACTCATAAAGGTTCTATGCTGAGTGGATTTCCAGGTAAAGTTACTCCAGTGAATTCAAAAGATCCTTGGACTCAACATGCTGTATCAATAATAGGTAAAAGAATAGATGATAAAGGAAAAACTTTTTTTAAAATAGTTAATAACCGAGGTACAGATATTGCTAAAATTGAAGAAATTTCTGAGCTGGATTTAATGAAAAGAGCTCAAGAGGGTTACAATCATTATGATGGTATAGTTGTAAATAGATATGATCCTGAAAAAGTTCAAGAGTTTAATAGAATTAAAAAAGAGAATGCTGATATTTTTAGTGGTAAAAATAGTTATGCTAAAGAATATGACAATGCACAATACACAGGAGCATTTAAACCTAAAGATATTTACGGTAAAACTCTAGAAGAAAGCGCAAGTTCAGTAGAGTTTAGAAAAATAATAAATGAGTTATATCCTACATTAGGCAAAAGTTCTAATATGCCTAAAGAAGATTTTGATTTTCTAATGAACTATCTATATGGTATAGGTCACCAAGAAAGTAATTGGGGTAATAGTGGTATGAAAGAAATTAAAGATGCTATACCTGAGTCTCTTTATCCTACATTAAGAGGTTGGTCAGATTCTGATAAAGATGATTGGAGACAAGATTATTGGAATAGTAATGCTAATAATGTTAAAAATAAATATAAAAGCGTAGATGAATTTAAAAAATCTACTTTAAATAGTAATGTAGATCCTGAAGTAACTGAATATCTAAGAATGCATTCTCCAAAGAGTAAAGGAATATTTCAACAAAAAGAACTTTCAGAAAGAGGTAGATATTTTAATTATGGATTTGATGATACTAAATCTCAAGTAGCTAGTGCTGCTGCTTTATTAGTAGATAATTACCATAAAGTAAAAAAGAAATATCCAAATAAACCAGAAGGAGAACTATATCAATTAGCTGTTTTAATGCATAATTCTCCTTCAAGAGCTCTTAATCCTACATATGCAGATTATTACCCAAAACGTAATGATGTTGATTACTTTAATAAAGTAAAAATAAAAGCATCACAACCTCAAGAAATAAAACAGGCAAGCCCTTTAGTAAAATCTCAAACAATAAGTAAATCAGAAAAAGAAAAAATACTACAATTCTTAAATAAGACTAAAAGTACAGGAGGTAATATATACTCTAATGGTGGTCCTATAAAGTATGACGATGGTGGTGGTATAGGTGAAGATGGTGGTACTAAAGTTCTAAATAGAGATGGTTTACTAATAGCTCCTACATTACCTGAATTTGAAGTTGAAGGTGTAAGATCTCCTGGTAGCGGATTACCACTAGCATCAGGTAAAACTGAACCTACAATGGGTCCAGTTGAAGCTATGCTATTTGCACCAGCTGCTGGATCAATATTATCTAGTACAGTACCTAGAATAGGTAGTAGTTTAATGACTGGATTAGGAAGATCATTACCAGGAATGTCTACTGTTCCTGGAGCAACTTTTGGTAATCTTTTAGGTGCCTATGGTGCTACTGATGCAATGGTGAATAGAATACCATATGTACCTGGTCAATTAGCAAGAGGTGAATATGGTAACGCATTTGCTAATATTCTTACATCTGGTTTAGATTTATATGGAGCTAATATGGTTAGCCCAATAGCAAAAGTTCCAGGTCAACTTCTTAGAGAACAAATATATAATGCTGTTGATCCAGTTGGGTATGGTGTTAGAGAAAAACTATTATATGCACCAAAAACATGGGCAAGAAATACATTTAAACCTTCGCAGAGAGTTGAAAGAATTGGAAAGGGTTTTGATCCTTACGGTGCATACTCTAAGGATGAACACATTCAGTTGGGTAAAAATAGATTGGATTCTTGGAGAATAGGGTTAAACCTAGATCAAAAATATGATACATTTAGAAATCTAGGAAACGGTACTTATAGAATTAACGCAATGAAACCTGATGAAGATTTGTTAAATGATCTTTACAGTGATATTCTTGCAAGTGAAGTTACTAAATCAGGATATCATTTTGGTGATGATCCATTAGTTAATATTGCAAATAGAAATATACTTGCAAAAGCACGTAGGACAATTACTAACCCTAAAAGTTTTAAAAGCCTTTACAGTAGTCTGGCAAATCAGACTGCACCTTGGCAGCAAAATAGAATTGTAGAAACTGCAAAAAATCCAGAATTTAGACATTCAATATATGATGTAGATACTCAAGGTATAATGGGTCAATATAGATGGGATGTAAAAAAACTAGATGACGGTACTTTACATTACCAAAGTAATGATACTTGGGATATTAATCCTTGGGAAAAAAGAGGATCTGTTAGTTTAGATCATACAACAGCCTCTCCAGGATATAGAAAATGGAATCCTTTTTCAAATTTAGAGTTTTTAAAATTAGTTGGAGGTAAACCATTTAAGATTCAAAATAATTTTAAAGTAAACCCTAAAACTTATGAAATAATTGAATCATATGAAAATGGTGGTCCAATGCAATATAAAAGAGGGGGAGATTTAGAAGACGTTGGTAAATTATTGGTAAATACAATAGCATCTCCAGTTGAACAAATATCAGGTAATAATTTTGTTAATTGGAATTATGATAATAAATGGGCTGCTGATGCTGCAGCTGTATCTGAAGGAATTATAGGTGCAGCCACTGATGTTACAGGTAGTATATTATTACCAGGAGTTTATGGACAAGCTAAAGGTGCTATACAAGGAGTTACAGGTAATATAGGGAATAGTACTGAATATCAAAGAGGTGCTAATCAATGGGCTAACACAACAGGTCAAATAGGTTCTAGTGTTGGTGATTTAACAGCTGGTATAATTGGTGGTGATGCTAAACAAATTGTTTCAGGATCAGGGCAACTTTTAAATACTGTTGGTAAAGAAACTGGTGTTAAAGAACTAAGTATGCTTGGACAAGCTGCTGGAGTTGGTTCAATGTTTATAAATCCATCACAAGCTACATCTTCAACTGATAACTCAACAATACTACCTGACGCAGGTATTCCAACAGAATCTATAGTAAACCAAGGAATGTCATTTGCTGCTCAAGGTGGGCATGTAAACAATGAAAAATATTTAGTAAATTCGCAAACAATGAAAGGTAGATATAGTAACTACAGAAATAGATATGCCAAAGGAGGCGTAATTAAAGATAAACTTAAAGCCAACGGCATAGTTAAAATACCTTCTTATGTAGGATATCATTCTGAACATCCTGATGGTGGTCAAGCAATGGGTAAAAATGCTTCAGTTGAAAGAGATGAACTTGTTCAATTTGCTGGTGGTGGTCATGCAGGAATGGGCAATCCTGAATATGTTTATCCTGCAGATGTAGATAACACTGCAAATACAAACCCTGAAGAAGCTATATATATGCCAAAAATGACTAGTGATTACAAAATGATTACTGATAAATATGGTATGCCAACATTTACTGATAAGTCACCTGCTAAATGGTTAGAAGAAAAACTAGCTATGAGAAATAGTGAGTTTAGAGTAAATGTTGATGGTCCAACAAAAGAGTCTAATAACCAAGCTGAAACTGTTGCAAAAGGAGGTAGAGAAGTTTCATTACAAGCTAACCAACTAAAAGAACAGTTAGCACAAGCTGATGCTATGAGAATTGCTGAAGAAGAATATGCTGCTGCTTATGGTGGTACAATCTCTAAAAGATATAAAGGATTAAATATGCCTAGAAAGGCTAAAGGTGGTTATACATATAATGCAATGACACAACCTATGTTAGCACAAGGTGGTCCAATGGTATCTAATATCCAACAACCTTTTAATGGACCTGCTGCTCAGAACAGAGGTGGTATGATGATGGCTAATGGTGGTATGATGAATCCAGAAGAGCAGATGATGCAAGAACAAATGATGCAGCAACAGCAAATGCAACAGCAAGGTGGTCAAGATCCTATGATGCAAATGGTTCAACAAGTTGCACAAGCAATTATGGGTGGTGCAGATCCTAGAAAAATAATGCAAGACCTTATGAAATCTGGTATGCCTGAAGAACAAGTACAGCAAATTGTACAAGTTGCTATGCAAGAAATAGAAGGTCAGCAACAAGGTATGCAACAACAAATGGTACCTCAACAAGGTATGGCTATGGGTGGTAGAGTGGCTTATGACGGAGGTACTCCTCCAGAAGGAATTAAAAAATATGAGCATGAAGAACCTTGGATGAATTACGCAGCAGGGTTTGCTCAAGTAGTACCTTCTTTATATGGAATTAAAAAGTTTTCAGATCTTTCTAAAAGAACTATGAATCCTAGCTACTCAGCACCTTCTAAAACTAGTTTAGAAAATGCTAGGATAGCTGCTAAAGAAGAAGGTAGAGGAATGCTAAATGCAGGATTAGATAAAGTCAGAGGAGTTGCTTCAAATGCTAGTCAAGTATTTAATACAACAAGAGAAAATATAAGTAAATATCTTAAAGGTATTGCACCTGTTATTTCAGAGTTGTATGAGAGAGAAGCAAATACTAATGCTCAGTTTGAACAACAAAGTAATTTAGCAAACCAACAAGCTAGTAATGCATTTAAACAATTAAATGAAGAAATGTACCAATCAGGTATTCAAGGTATAATTGACTCTTCTCAAGAAGCTGGTAAAATGACTGGTGAAAATCTTAAGTCAATTAATAGATTAAGAAACCAAAGAATGCAAATAGAAAACATGGATACTGATAATTACATATGGGTAGAAGATGAAAATGGTAACCCAGTAAAAGCAGTTAAATCAACTGATGGTAAGTATAGAATAATGAAAAAATAAGAAATATGAAACTAGCTCAATTTAAACCAACTCAATATGTAGACACTTATTCTGATTTACCTATTGAATTTATGCAAGGTCAATTAGAAAATGCTCAAAAAAGGTATGATATTCAAAGGTCTGCTTTAGATAAAGAAGTTACCTTATTAAAAAATATAGAATATGGAGAACTTGGTAAAGACATTTATGGAAATTTAAAATCTGATTACGAAACTCTTTTTAAAGGAATGAGCGATGAGCTAGGTTTAACAGGAGATGTATCAACTATATCTAGAAAATTTTCAGATGCTGTCAGAACAATGGCTTTAGATGAAAGATTTAAAGAGCTTAAAAAAGAAAATGAAGCTTATCAAAAATACCAGGAAAATATATTAAAAAACCCAGGAGCAGTAAATCTTTTACCGTATGCAACTGAAGCTGGTTTACAAATAGGCAAAGATGTACCGCTTAGCCAAGCTTTACAATACTATCAAGTAACTGAACCTCAGAATAGTTTTGACGAAATTGAAAATACTTTTAGATCTTTAAAAGCTTCTCAAATTGATGATAATACTTGGGAATTTAAAGACCCTCTAACACAAAAAGTTTACAGAGGAGGTGCAGATGTTAAAGGTTTATCTGATAAAAGATTAAAAGAAACATTAGATTCTTATTACAATACATGGAATGTAAGTGGTAAATCACAACACCATAAACAAAAAATATTACAAGCTGCAGGGTTAAACCCTATAACAGACATGGGTGTTTTTAACACACCTAAAGGTAAAGAGCTGTATGATAAGTATGCTGAATTTTTAATGGGGTATGCTTATACAGAAAAGGATCCTGCTAAGCAGGACGAATCTAGTGGATCAAAATCAAAAACTGGTACTAAAGAGGAGAAAGAAGAAATACCATTCTTACCAATGACTTCTACTACATATGGTTACCAAAATGGTAATGGTTATGTAACTAATGCTGATGGTAGCGTTACTGATATTCCTTTAAATAGTAGACCAAACTATGAATTACAGTTGGATAACTATGATAAAGCTGACGAAGATTTATTTTTAAAACTAGAATACCTTGAATCAATTAATGCGCCTTTAGCAGAAAGAAAAGCTATGGCTGATAAAATTCAAGAGAATGGTAGAAAAAGAGATATTATTGCAAGAGAGCAAGAAAAAATTGAAGGTGATTTATATGGGTATAAACCTGATCCTAATGCATTGAAAAATGCATTAATAGAAACATTAGGTAATACGCCAGGGTTTCCAGAAGTTAATTCAAGTAATTATGGTGTAAATTATGAATACATTGAAAAAGGAGGGGAATATTATATAAAATATATTAACCCTACTCCTGCTGAAAGATTTTTAGGTATTAAACCTGGGCAAGAACAAAAAATGACAACTAATGGAACTACAGGTGGAAAAGGTTCTGAAAGTGTAAATAGTAAAATAAGTAGTACATTAGAAGGTAAAGATGCTGAATTGTTTAAAAGGTATGATGCATATAATTCTTATTTAACATCAGGTAAAGCATATAGTATTACAAATTCAGATGATGTTAAAATCTTGACAACCTTTATACAAGGCTATCAAAACAAAAATCTTAAGTATAAAAATGTTCTAACTGATAAAGAAACTAATATTGATTCTTTTGATTCTATAATACCAAAAAATGAAGATGGTGTTCCTGATTATTCTAGATTAAGTTATGAAGTACTTCTTGATGAAATAGATGGACCAGTACTTGTAATACATGGTGTTGGTGAAAATGGAAGTGAAGGATATGAAGTCCCTCTTGAAAATTTTGGTAATGTAAGAGAATTCTTTGGTAGATTAATATCTCCTGAAGAACAAGCCTATATGACAAAATTTACAGAAGCTAGTCAAAGTTTAAAAGCAAGTAAAAATAAAAACGAAGGTTCATTTAATGTAAACAGATTTGATGGTTCTGCAAATAGTATTTCTTTTAGTAGAGAAAAAATTGGAAGTGGCAAGTACGGATATACAGTAGCTAATTCTTCTGATGGTACTAAAGATAAAATGTACGGTAGTATGGAAGAAATGATTTATGGTGAGATATTACCATATTCTATGGAAGACTCAGTACTTAAACTAAATTATGACAAAATGCTTCAAGCTGTTAAAAGTAATGATTATAATAGCGCAAGTCGCTATATGAATACCATTAATCAAATAATGATTGAAAAAGAAAAGAATAAAAGAGATGGTAGCTCGGGAAAGCAGAATCCCCAGACCAGCAGCAGGGGTCCTCTAGGTCTGGGGAGATAAGTGAGGAAAGGTTAATTAAATTTAACAATGCTTTGTATGCTCATGAAAGTAAAACTTCAGGAGGATATAAGGCTGAAGCAACTGGTAGTTCTGCAGTTGGTAAATACCAACACTTATGGGATACACATGGAGTAAAACAAAAAGGTCAAGAAGTTTCTGAGATTGAAAGAGTTACAGGAGTTAAATCAAGACAAGAATACCTAAATAATCCTCAAGCGCAAGAAAAATATCAGCTTCATTTAATATCTCAATATGTAAATAATATTAGTTCATTAAGATCAACTTTTAATGTTCCTAATGATACTCCTGATGAAGCACTAATGGCTTTACAGCATTTTAGAGGATTGGGAGGTGCTAGAGTTTATTTAGAAGCATTACAAAGAACAGGTAGCTATGATGAAGCTCAAAGTGCTGTTGATGCTTATACATTAAAAGATCTTAGAAAAAGAAACCCTAAAGCAACATTACCTAAAAACTCATCAGTAAGGGCGTACTTAGAAAAAGTACTATCCAATATATAAGTTATTTTACATTATATTTGCATAAATCATAACCATGTATGAATGATATAGAACAGTTATTTCTAGAAGGAAAAATTGATGTTGCTACTTACACAAAATTAATGTCTCAGCAACAAACACAAGGTCTTAGTGAAGATGCTATTAATGTTCAAAGATCTTACAACCAAGGTATAAAGAAAAATTTAGGAACAGACCCTTCTTTACTACCAAATTCAGGTACTAGATATCAAATGTCAATGTCTCCTGAAGAACTTGAATCATACACTTCAAGAGGTATTACTCCAAGTACATTTAGAGACTATGAAGATGATAGAGCTGAAAGACAATCTATAGCTGATAAATGGGGTAATGGTGTAGCTAAGCTTTTAGGTAAATCCATAACTGCTACTGCAGGAGGTGTTGGTATGCTAGGTTCTGCATTATATAATGTAGCAGGTCAGTTTGAAGATCTTATAATGGGTATGGATGCTTTTGGTGGTAGAGAAGGTGACACTTCACTTCATCAAATATATGACAATGATCTTATGAAGGCTTTAGATAAAGCTAACAGAGAAATGGATACTGCTTTTACTAATTATGTTACAAGAGAAGAAGAAGATTACAGTGCATTCAAAAGAATGGGTACTGCTAATTTTTGGTCTAATGATTTCTTACAAGGTGCTTCATTTGTTGTAGGTGCAGTATTAACAGAAGGTGCTTTTGCTGCAGCTTCTACTGCAATGAGATTAAAAAATTTAACTAAGGTTTTAAAAAGTGTAGATAATATTGTAGGTGTAGGTGATGATGTTATAGGTGCTACAGCTAATGTCATGGGTAAATCAGCTGTAAGACAAAATTTATATGAAGGGGCTACTTTAGCTAGACAAATGATTACTAGCGCAGGTTATGAATCTGGAGTAGAGGCTATGTCTTTTGTTGATGATGCTAAACAAAAATGGATTTCTGAATATGTTGCTACTCATGGTGTAGAACCTTCTGCAGAAGAACTAGCTACTGCTATGGATGAAATCTATAAGGTAGGTAATTCTGTATTTGGTGTTAACTTAATTGTTACAGGACTTACACAAGCTAAAACATTACCTGGAGTATTCTCCCCTAAGCTTGGTAAAATGTTAGGTACATCTGCTAACCCAGAGAAAAAGCTAGTTGATGAAATGGTTAGAACTTCAACATTAACTAATAAAGAATTAATCAGAGCTTCTAAGTATCTTGGTAAAACTGTAGATGAAGTTAAAGCAATGGAAAACATTAGCAAGTATGCTACATTAACAAAAGCTCGTAAAATTGCAAGAGGTACTTCTAGAGGATTAGAAGGTACTGTATTTGAAGGTGGTCAAGAAGGTTTGCAAAAAGCAATCAGCTATGCAGGTGAAGATTATCTTCAAGATAGATTTGATACATCAGAGTCAGAAGATATTATTAAGTCAGGTGTAGAAGGTTTAAGCAAAGCATTTGGTAACAATGCAGAAAGCTGGTCAGAAATATTTATTGGTGCTATACTAGGTTCTACTGGTGGTCCAGGTGGTAAAGGTACTAAATGGCAAGGTGGTATTATAGAAGCATTTAGAGATCCAGGTAAATCTGCTGATTTAAATAACTTTATAGATCTTGCAAATAAGTATGCTGTTAACAGTGAAGGTATAATGAATAATTATGCTAAACACCTTGTATTATCAACTAATTCTGAAGTTAAAAAGAAAGAGTTTGCTGCTAACAATGATACTTATAATTATAAGTCAGAAGAAGCTAAACAGCTTTTTGATTATTTAAATATGATGTCTAAGATGGGTAGGCTTTCTGAAGTTGAAGAAAAGCATCTCAAAGACTTAAACAAACTTAATAAACAACAGTTTGAAGAACTGTATGGTTACGAGAATTTAACAGATGAAAAGTTCTCTCAAAGAAAAGCTGAGCTATCGGCAAACCTTAAAGCACAAGTAAAGTCAGCACAGGAATCTAGAGATAAAGCATCTAGTATTTATAGAGGTGGAGATTCTGATGTATTAGATGGTATTGCATATTCTATTTACGCTAATAAAAATTTAGATGATAGAAGAAAAACTATGGTAAATGAGATATCTCAAATGCTTGGTAAAGCTATACCAAATAACTTAAAAGATGTTTCTGAAATACCTAATGTAAAAGAAGTTACAGATTTAAAAGCAGCTATTCTAAGTTTAGAAAATGCTAAAGTAAATCCAGAAAGTGATCAAGCTAGATTAGATCAAATAGAAAAACTTAATAACCAATTAGATAAAATTCTAATTGATAATTATGACAAAAAGCAAAGAGCTGATAAGAGAGCAACAGCTACTACAAAGACAGAATACAAAAACTCAATAGGTTTTGCTGTTTATAAATCATCAGTATTAGCACAAGTAGATGTACTAAATGAAATAGCAACTAGTGAAAATCTAGATCCTATAGAAAAAGCAGATGTTGAAAAAAAGCTAGAAGATCTTAGAAAAATAGTTGCTGAAGAGAAACAATATGTTGGAAACTTTAACAGGTTACTAACTAAAAAAGGTATTGATGAATTAGAAAATCAAGTTACTTCTTTAAGAGATGAATACCTTAAAGAGGAAATTGATGCAAGAACTTATACTATTCTAGAAGCTAGAAGAAAAGCAGATCCATCAGAACAAATATACAAAGCACAAGAAGAAGCTTTTAGAAGAAGTGCAGCTGCTGTAAACTTTAACCTTGATATTATTGGAAATATGGCTGCTACAAAAGAGCAGCTTGATGAGATTGATACTATTATAAAAGATCTAGAATTAAAAGACCAAGAAAAACTAGACATTATAAAAGAATGGTTTACTAAGTTTCACCAAGCATTAGCTATATATGATTCTCTTCCTAATGAAGAAGCTAAAAAGAAATACTTAAATGAAACTTTAAAACCTGCAATTGCAGAACTTAAATTTAATCTTCTTAATTTAAAGATAACTAATCCAGAAGACTATGAAAAACTAGTTGCTTCTGGTATATACAAAAGATTAACAAACCTTGTAGCATCATTAGGTATTAGCCCTACTAATACATCTACAGCATTAACACCTGTTAACTCTGATCCAAGACAGCTACAAACAATGACTTGGATACCTGAAGATAGTCCAGAATATACTCCAGAGGTTGCTGCTATTAGAAACAACGCTACTGATATTGAAGATCATGTTAATTTTAGAGTTGTAAGAGAAGATCTTATTGATGCTGATGGTAATGTAAAACAAGATTTTGTAGAACCAAACAATCAGGTAAGTGAAGAAATGGTTGGTACTGGTGTTAAGGTAGCTGTGGGTATCCCTGAACTAAAGCAAATGCTTAATGATACAGAACCTGGAGTTAAATATGCAATCCAAGTATTCTACGATAATGTTCATATTGGGTTTTTAAATACACCTAATAAATATAGGTTTGGTGATTCAATGGATGAATTTAATGGCAGTGTAGAACACTTAGCCATGTTAAATCCTAGGTATGTTAAAACTGAAGATGATGGTACTATTGTTCCAAGTAGAGAAGGTATTAAGTTTATTAACATCTATAAAAATTCAGCGGAGTCATTTAATAAACTATTGAATCAAATTAAAGATGGTGATAAATTTGATTTTACTAATCAAGAAGTAAAACTTATCTATGATGTACACTTTGATTTTTCTGGAATGAAGAAAGATTCTGTAGGTTTATCTCTACAGGAGTTGTCTCTAGTAGCTAATGGAAATACAGTATCTAGATTAGAAGATATACTATCAAGTGTTCCTGATGATTTACCAAAAGAAGGTATTATAATATATAATAAAAATCTAAACGTATACTATATATTTGATCATGTAGCACAAGAAGCTTTTGAAATACCTGGTGGTTATAACTCTGAACTAAATAGCCATTTTGCAACTGCTATTACTAAAATGAAAGAAAACTCTTTTGCTTTAGGTGCACTATATAACATTAATGATAAATCTTTATTTACTATTATTAAAGATGAAGAAGTAGATGTTCCTGAGTTTGATTCTCTTTTTACACAAGAGCTTTCTGATGATTTAGAGAATGCTATAGAAGAACTAAAAGAACTAAAAGCTGCTTATAAACTAAATGATTTCTTTACAACTAAGCAGGGTAAAAATACAAATTTAGCCAGACTCAATTCAAAATTTAGAAAATATAGATTTACATCTTTTGGTAGAAATTATGTAATGGGGTATGTTGCTAGAAGAGATAGCACAGGAGAACCTTATATTGAATTACAATTATCAGTTTCAACAGGAAACACTGATGCATTTACTAATATTACTTTAGGTGTTTACAATCTTAAGAAAGAAGCTATACCTTATGTAAAAGGAAGTAAAATATCAGCAACTAGCCAACCTTTCCTATTTGATGATAAAGCTTTCTTATTTACAAAAAATGGTTTAAAGTATAATGGTAACATTATCAAATCATCTAAAAATCTTATACAAGCGTTAAATCAAAAAATTGATAATGAATTAACTAAACAAAAAAATGCTAGAACTAAAAATCCTAATGACAACTATGCATTAGGTCACATTATTAATTTATCTTATGTAGATCCTGCAACAGGTAAAGCTGTACCAGCATCTATAGAAAATGTAAAAAGGAATGTATCTTCAGATAAAACAGCATCTAATTTAAATAATTACAAAACATTAAGAACACCTGATTTAAAAATAACATTTACAAAACCAGGTGGTGTAACTGGATTAGTTGTAGATGAACTTGAAGCTTCTATAGAAAGAGCTTTAAATGCAACAAGCTCTTATAGTGAAAGAGCATTACTAGATGCTATTCAAACACTAAAAGATTCATTCCTTGGTCAAAATGCTGAAGTACAGAATAACTATAGAATAAAATATAATAAAGCATTAGGGCATGTTAATGCTCTTATTAATAAGAGACCAGCTTCTGCTACACCTACAACTGTATCTGAAGGTAGGTATGTAGCTAAGTTAGAAGGTGGTGTTTGGAAACTATATGATAGTCTAGGAGAAAGCTTAGGTCTTACTTACAACACAAAGGAAGAGGCTATTCGAGAAATGAAAATCGGTGTAATAACTGAAAAAATACAAGAAGCAGTATTATCAGAAGATAACTATAATAACTGGAGTAATATAAGAGACCACTCTGATGATGCTGAGTTTGAAAATGCTTTTGAGTTTGCAATGGATAATGTAATTGACCCTTCTTTAAAAGGTAGTCTTACACCAGAGATTATAAAAATGTCACTGGATCAGCATAAAATAACTAAAAATACAAATATTCAAAATACTATAATTCCATTACTAGTAGAGCTAGAAGCAATACTAAATAATCCAACCACTACAAGTGCTCCAGCAGCTCCTACTACAACAGCACCTGACCCAAATGCATCAGGTGGACTAGGTTCTTATTCTACTAGTGAAGTATTATCAAAAGAGTATGAAGAAATATCTGAAAAGAAATCTAGGTTGTTAGACTTATTACCAGACTGGGTATCTATTAGAGATATTGAAACTGTTCAAGAAGGATTATCTAAAACAGGATTTACCTATGGTATGTTTAAGAATGCTGCTATCTACTTAGCTAGAAATGCTCCTAAAGGTACAGAGTACCATGAGGCATTCCATGCTGTAATGAGAGTGTTGCTTACAGATAATCAAATCATAAAGATTTTACAAGAAGCTAAAACTAGATATGGTAAACCTACCAAAGAGCAGTTAGACAATCTAAAAGCTAAATCAGGTAAGTATGATAAACTAACAAAAGAGCAACTTGTTAATTTATGGTATGAAGAACAAATGGCTGATGAGTTCATGGATTACATGAACAACAAAAAGCAAATGGAATCAACTTCTTTTATTAGAAAGATGTTTGATAGACTTATCAGAGCTATTAAAGGATTGTTTACTAGTAAAGATGGTTCTGGTGTTACAGATTCTATAATAGATAAGTTGTTTACAGATATATCAGAAGGTAAATTTAAGAAAGCTCCTAAGGTAAAACAATCTATTATACCATTAGATGTTGAAGCATTCAAGCTATTGAAAAATAATGACAATAGTTTTATGAATGTTGAAGCTACTAATAACATTATGAATAGTGTTTTCTTTGATGCTCTAACTTTCAAAAATGAAAACGGGTTCCTTACAAGTGATGAGATTGATGCTATTATAGATAGTATTAGAGAAGAAGTCTATGCTCCTAGTAACTTTAGTTTTATGTTAGATAATATGGCTGAAGAAAATCCATCTGAAGCTCTTAGAGTTAGAGATAACATACAGACTATGTATGATAGTATGAATAGTGAGGATAACAAAAAAGAAATTATTAAAGTTATACTTGATATGGTATCTTTGTATAAATTTACTGATTTTGATATTGATGTTGATATGGAAGATGATAAAGGTATAGAACTTATACAGAAATCAAACCAAAGAGTAGGTGGAATGGATTCTCTTGGGAACAAGCTAAAACAGTACATAATGTTTACACCTACTATATCTGATAAGTATGGCTTTAAATTATCTAAAGAAGAACTAGAGGCATTAGTAAATGATGAGAATGTACCACTATCTTTAAGAAAAGCATTTGTTAACTATGTAGATGGTTATAAACTCCATAACTCTATGGAGAGGATGTTAGTTAATACTAAGAGAGAAGACTTATTAAATAAGTTATATAACTTGACAAATGAAAATGCAGATTTAAATGCATTCTATACTAGAATAGTTATAGACATCTATAATGATTTAAAAATAGAATTACCAGATAACTACAAGAAAGATATACTTAGTATACCAATTACTACACTAGCTAAGTCTACACACTTTAGAATGTTTACTGCTGGTTATAATAAGCACAAAGTAAACTCTATTATTAACAGGGTAGATAAGAAAACAGGTATGTCTAAACTGCACAGATCTAATCTAAATGATGTTCAAGACAACCAGTTAAAAATATGGTATAATGATTTTAGAGGTTCTAATTTCATGAGCACTCCAAAAAGTGTTATTGAAAAAGCACTTACTGATGTTGATGATGCTTTAGCAATGGTTAACCCTGCTCAGTTCCAAGCTAAGTTTGAAACTATTAAAAGGGTAATGAGAGATGTTTATAAGATTACTCTTAGTGACAATTATATTAAACTGTCCTTGTTTCATAAAAACTCTGAGCTATTCCAAAATGTACAGGAAGGTAGTGAGCTTTATGAAATTAAAAAACTATATGAGTCTTATAAAGATATAGAGTATTTGAGTAAAGAGATTGTCTTGGCTATTGATTCTTCAATTAGATTTAATAAAGATGATCAAATAATAACACACCATTTTACTAAAAGTAAAGAAGAGCTTGATAAAGATAGAGATGAGGATGTACAAAACTCTGAGTTAGATGCGTCTAACCTAGGTGCTGTTTCCTTAGTAAAGAAACTAGCTTATGGTAATTCAATGTTTGATGTATCAGCATCACCTTCAACTTTTACTAATGTAAATAATGAAAAGGTATACAATCACTTATACCCTAATTACTTAACTACATTTGCTTTAGCTGTAAGAAATAGTATGGCTAAAACTAATTTTGATTTTATAGATGCTTATGATTATAATGAAGGGTTTGAATCCTTTAAGAAATTTATGTTTGAAAACAACTTAGCATCTCCTTTAGAAGATGATTTAGTTTTAAACATTTACTATAGACAATTGAGGTATAATCCTGTACTTAATAATAAAAGTATAAGAGAAGCCTTTGTAAATAACTTTGAATGTTTTATTAATGATGGTTTAAAATCACAATCTTTTGATGCTAGCTTTAAAGGTATTGAGTTTGCTGATTCTTATGCATCTCTTGACCCTAGAGCAAAGGTTTTGTTTAACTTAAATCAATTTGCAAACCAGGAAGAAAACTCTATTGATAAAGATGTAAAGAATAATAACAATGGTGAAATAACTGACGTAAGGTTATATCCTATTACTTGGGTAGAGAATGGTGGTAAGAGTACACAATGGTCAGCATTGGTACCAGACCTTAGTTACATTAATGACTTAGGGTTAATTAATGATACTGCTATTTCATCTTATACAGCTTTACTAAAAGCAGAACTTGAAAGAGTTAGGGAAGAGTATCAAACTATTATTAATGGTGATGGTGTTGTTGATGGGTATAATACTATACCTGGTAATACACCTGAACAGAATGCAAAGCTAATTGAGACACTTACAAACCCAGCTTCTGAGGAAGAGTTCATGAAAGCTATCTCTAAGTTTAGAGCACTTAGATTAGCTCACTTTGAAGTAATTAAAACCATTAACCTTGATTTATATAAATCATTAATTATCAATGCTATAAATGGTGATACAACATTTGATGGTAAAGCTATAGCTGAACTAGTATCTGATTATCATTTTAATGAATTCATTGAATTCTTAAAAAGCCCAGACATTAGAGTTATCAGTAATAAAGAAAATATGCTTCCTGCATATTATACTAAAGATGGTGGTCCTGATATGAATTTATTAAAGCAGTTTTTCTTAAACTATTTTATTAACTCAGCATCATTAAACAATCTATTAGTAGGTGACTTAAATGCTAACTACAAAAGCCCTACTGACTTGTTCAAGAGGATGGCAGGGTTAAATGCTGCAGGTCCATCTCAAGGGTTTGGAGAAAGTAATATTGCTATTGTTGATGATATTATAGTTAAAGATCCTTTACTAGGTGATATTAAAACTACAGATGGTCAATCACAAGCTACTATTTGGTGGTATATGAATCAGTATTTACCTACAGGTGGTAAATGGAATCCAGAAATTGAAAGAATATATTCTAAAATTCTAAAGCTAGAAGAACTTAGCCCAGAGGAAGTTGCAATTTTGCAGGATACAGGAACACTATTAAATCCTAGAAAAACCTCTGGGTATGCTTTTAACTTTTATGGTAAAACATCTACAGCTGTTATTTCAAGAAAAGAAACTTCATATGTATCTGAGCAAGATAGAGAATTGTTTGAACAAGAGGTAGTTAAGCTATTACCATCATCAGGATTAATTTATGGTACACAAGCATTCCAAGATCAAGTATTGTTAGTACAATCTTTCTATAAACCTAGAAGAGGTACTGAGGAACTCCATGATCTTTTAAATAAAATGGAACAATCTAATGTAGATTTACTATTCTTTAAGACTGCTGTTAAAACAATTAAAGCTGACATACAAAATGTTAATGCTAGTAGCTTTACTTATATGAAAGTGAACAATGAGTTTATTAGAGAGCAAGTTGTAACTGATAGTGTTAAGGATGAAATTATCCATGGTACTCAGCTAATGCAATTAATCTGGAGTGAACAAGATGATGCTACTATAGTTAAGTTTAATGGTGAAAAAGTTAGTATTGGTGAGCTTAGAAAATCTTATAAAAACTTACTAGGCTGGAGAGTTAATGAGGGGTTTGAGCAATTACAGAAAGCTATTCTTAAAAATGATAAAGCTAACTATAAGATATTGTTAAAATCATTTCAGCAATCTATTATAGAACAAGGTGCTGATCCAACATTACTTGAGTTGTTTAATTCATTAGGTGAATTACCTGAATACAATTTAAATAATCCTAGAACATTAGGAATGTTTGAAAAGATGTTTATGTCTTTTGTTAGCAAGAGTGTATTCTCTAGAAAAACAGCAGGACATAAGTTTACATTAAGAACAGATTATGGTCACAATGTACTTAAAAGAAGTGATGGTAGTATAATATCTAGACAGGATTATGATGCTAATCCAGAAGCATATAGAAATGCTACAGTAGATAGGCTTAAAATTACAACTGATCCTAATAACCCTAAGATTAAATATGCAGAGTGTAAGATACCAATTCAATTAGCATCTATGTTAGAAATAGATGAAAATGGATTCCTTACATCAGAAGCTGCAGAAATGTTAGGTCTGCGTATTCCATCACAAGATAAGCACTCAATGCTTTACTTAAAAGTTGTTGAAGTATTACCTGCAGAATTAGGTCCACAAATTATAATGCCTAGAGAAGTTATTGCTTTATCTGGAGCTGACTTTGATATTGACTCTGAGTTTGCAAGAGCTCTAGAGCATTTTATGTCTAATGGTAACATTATAGCATTTGGAGGATATTTAACTAGCAGTAATCCTGTAGGTGCAGCGTATGAAGAATACTTAGAAAGTAAACATAACTCTAAAGAAGTTAAGATTCAAGCTGAGTATTTACTTAAAGATAACTTAGGGTATCAAGAGATTGCCAAAGACTATGAGAGAGCTAAGGGTGACTACAAAAAAACTGATAAGAAAGATAGAAAAGCTGTAGCTGAAGCTAAGGAGTTAAAAGAAAATATAAAAGCTGTAATTAAATCTTATAAAGATGCTGCTAATCAAAAGGCTATGGAGTACTTTGGTTACCCATCTAACTTTACTGAATTCAGTGATAGATACAGTGGTCAGATCTTAAACAATGTTAAAAAGTTTAAAGAACAGAAAATATCTGAAATAACTCCATTAACTATGGAGGAAGCTAATAACCACTTACTAAATATTGAAAAGACTTTTGTACATAATGAAGGTAATAAGGAAATAGCAATGACTCCAGCTAGTGATAAAGCTGCTAGGTATTTTATGGAGAATTTCTATGATACTATAGAAGATCCATTATCAGCTGTAGATTATTCAACACCACAAGCTGTTATTAGAGGTTCTAATGCTAATGCTATTGGTCAGGAGAATATTGGTATTGCTGCACTAGCTAATGTTATGTTCCAGTATTTGAAAGATAACAATACTGAAATCAAAGGATTAGGTGTTGTAGATTCTTATAGATCAGAAAACAATGATAGAATAAATGATGCTATTTCTACAGTTGTAACAATGGCTGTGGATAACGCTAATGAGCAATATGCAATTAGATTTAACCTAACACCTGCTACACAATCTGTATTTGTAAGTATGTTGATGCTACAAAATAACTTTAATTATGTATCATCATTAATGGTTCAACCAGCTCTTGTTGAATTTGCAGCAATGGAAGCTTTCAAAAAATCTCCTATAAAAAATAAGATAGAAGAGGGGGAAGAAAATATTGGAAGTTTACCTTCATTGTTAGGACAATATAAAACTGATGAAAATAAAACATATGAAGATCTATTTACAGAAGGTATTACAGAAGAGATACTAAAGAAAGCTAAGCTGTATGATCAGAAAATTAAAAAAGGTCAGACTTTAGCAGCAGATGATTTAACAGCAGACCAGTACAAAGCAGTACAAGAGTTTGCTTTAAAAGAGTTTGAAAAATATAAAAACCAAACAGATTCTCTATTCCATTTCTCAAGAGTACTTTCCTTAATTAAAGGATTAAAACCTTCTGTAGGTGATGTAATTACAACAGAAGAATCACTAAGAAAATTGGGTATTGAAGTAAAGAATAATACTATTGTTCATACTGATGAGTATAAAGATGCTTTAGAAGATCCAGATAACAATGATTTCCCAATTGATTACTTAAAAATATTTAATGGTAACTCATTCTTAAAAGCTGAAGTACTTACTTATACTAGAATGTTAAAACTACTACCTAAGTTTTTTGTAAGTAGAACACCGTTAGCACTAGCATTATATGATGATGTTGCTAATAACATTAAGTACATGAAAGTTGAAGACTCTGAAAAACTAACTAGACTAATTAATGGTTATTTAACTACAATAGCTTTTAAGAATAAGTATGATAAAGAAGGTAAGTTAATTAATTTTGAAGATTTAATTAGTGATGAAAATACAGAGTCCCTATTAGTTGATATTTTAAAAAGGCTAAAGAAAAGTGATAATACTTTAATTAGTAAGAATGAGTTTATTAGATTCCTAGATTATGATAAAGTAACCTATGAGAATAAAAAGAACAACTCACTAAATAATAAGACTACTTACACTTTAAAAATAGATTCATTTGCTAAATTAACACCTAACCAAGCTAGAGATTTATCTAACTCTTTTGCACAGCTATACACATCAGAAGATCCATTAGCTAGACAATTTGCTCAAAAGATTATATACCATGTACTAGGTAAAGATTTAGGTATGTATAAAAATAACAGTTACTTATCTTTTATACCACCAACTATATTAAGACCATACATTAATCAGATTAATGAAATGCATGAGGAGTTACTAAAACCAACTCCTAACTATAAGGCAATATTTAATATGAGTAAAGAGGAGCTTATTGAAGATTTTACTGAAAAGTATATTAGAGATATTAACAATACAATGTCTATTAAAGGTGGTAGAAGAGTTGTTATTGGTAGGTTAACTAAAGATGCTATACGTAATGTATACTGGAAACTTAAAGCTTCTGACAAACTACTGATAGAAGCAGATCCAGTACTAGCACCAATTATTGAGAAAATAAAAACAGAAACTGCATTTACTAATGAAGATTATGAAAACATATGTCCTTTAGTTTTTAACAAAGAGGGTGATGGATTTGAAATTGATATTTTCAATAACTTCTTTATAACAAATGAAGATGGTACAAGTAAATTAAAAAATCCAGCAATCGTTAGATTCAATAAAAATGTATTGAAAAAAATTGGTTTGTTTAACTATGAGATTGTTGAAAAAGATGGTAAGTACTATTCAAACATATTGTTCCCTAAAGGATTAAACATTCTATATGATGATGGTAAAAAACTATTCTATAGAACTAATTTAACTGTAGGTAAAGGTACAGTAAGTAATAATCCTAATGCAGGTGTTAAAGCTGTCTACAAACAAGTTAGTACACTTGGAAGTAAGCTTGTGTCACCATATGCTTTCTCAATATCAGAGCAAGTTAAAGAATCAATTAAATCTGGAGCAGTAACACCTGCTGTTACTACATCAGTTCCTGGAACACCTGCTGCTACTGTTGTTAATACAGCTAAACCAGGATTACAAAGAGGAGCTCCTCAACAACAAGTTACAGTTAAACAGCCAGTACAAATAAAAAATCCTGGTACAAAAGAATACTATAAAAATTTTGCTAAAAACGGAAATAGATTCCAAATAACACATAAGGGTGTAGTATATGACTTTGTTGTAAATATTACTAAAACTATTGCTGGAGATAAATATGTTGATTTTGTAGACAATGTTGCAACAGGAGGTAAACTATCTGTTGGTGGAGATAGGTTAGGTGCTAATAACATAGCACAATCAATAATAACAACTATTTTAAATATTAAAAATGAAAATTTTGCTGAATTTCAAAATGATCTTAAAGATTTAAAGTTTACTGAAGTAACTGCACCAGTTGTTACACCTGCACCTGCAGCTCAACCTACTGCTAGTAGATTCAAAACCCAACTATTCTATATGAGTGTAAAGGGTAAATTGGAAGGTCAAGGTATAGATTGGACATATGAACAGTATGCTGAATGGGCTAATAGTTTAACTGATGATGTACTTGAGAATGAGCTTAAATGTTTTGGACTTATAAATTAACTATCTTTGTAAAAAATGATTGTATAAATGAAATGTGTTAACAAATCTCTTCCAGAGTATAAAAGGTTAAAAGAAAAAACTGGATTAAATGATCTTGTTTTATCATCTATTATAACTGAGTTTCAATTTAAATTTGAAAATGATGAGTTTCCTTCAATGGGTTACATCAATAATAGACCTGCATTTAGTAAAAATGAAGAACTACAAAGATTCTACAATACTGATTCAGGTAAAACTTTTTCCATTAAGTTAACAGATAAACAAAAACTGACTCTATTACAAACATTCAAAAATAAATATCCATCATTAGATGTTACATTTGAAAGAGGTTTTGGTAACTCACATTTAAAACTTGTTGCTTATAACAAGCAGAGTACTGAAAATGCTATTACTGAAAATGCATTTTACAATCTAGTTAATGATTTATCTAAAAGATTGAATATACCATATGAAGTAATTACTAAAGAAAGAGCATTAGAGATACTTAAAGATCATCCATATAATGGGGAGAGTGCTTTCTTTTTTAAAGGTAAAGTATACTTTACAGAATTTAATCTCAATGATGCTGTTCATGAATTTGCACATCCATTTGTTAGAGCAATAGCTAAAACAAATCCTGATTTATTTGTAAACATTTTAGAACAAGTAATAAAAGAGCACCCTGAAATATATATAAATGTTGAAAGGTTGTATCCAGAAGAATTTACAAATGGAGAACCTTCAATACTTGCTTATGAGGAAATGGCTGTAGCAGCTTTGACTAAATTAGGAGCAGGTAATATTGATAGTAAGACAGGTAGAGCTGTGTTAGAAAGATTGTGGGATGCTGTTCTACAGATGATAGAAAACCTTACAGGTATAACAGTTAAAAATCTAAAACCTAATGCTACATTACAAGATTTAGCAGATTTGCTTACAAGCTATAAAGGTACTATTGATGTATCTAGTGATGCAAATCTATTTGTTGAACAACCAGCATTTACTAGAAGCAGTCAACCTGATACTATATCATTAGAACATTCTACAGCTATTGAAGCACAAAAAGCTAGATTGGGTGATGATGTTACAGAAGCACAGTTAAGTGTTGTTTACAAGTTAGCTGATTCATCTATTAAATTGCAAGAATTAGATGCAGGTACACCACAGCAAAGAACAGTTTATTTTGAAAATGGTGTAGAATTTACTAGAGCTACTGAGTATTTAAAAGGATTACTGGGACCAAATGAGCAACCAGATTATTATATATTTAATGAAGAAGATGAAACTAAATATGCTGAGTATAGAGAATGGGGTAATCAATATGATGATTTAGCTAAAGCTGTTATCATGGGTTACACATTTGATGAGGCTTTTTTATTTGTATCTAATGCTCATCAAGATAGATTAGAAGTAGTTGGTGATTCTATTGAAGGTGTATCAATACCTGAATTAGAATTAAAGGCTGTATATGATAGCTTAACTGATGTAATTGAAAATGAATTAGCTGGTTATATGTTAATACCACAAGTTGTTTTTAAATCTGACAAAAATAAAATTGCGGGTACAGCAGATATTGTGGCTATATCACCAGATGGTAAAATTAAAATATTAGATGTTAAGAGCTCTAAAGTAGCATTTGAAAGTATTAAATACAAAGAAGAGTATAGAAAGAATGGTACTGTAGGTGCTTCTAAATTTAATAGATATACTGCACAGGTTAGTTTATACAAAGGTATGGCTCAAGAAGAAGGGTTTGTCTTTGAGGAAAATAATGAACTTGGTATTTTTAATATTCTGTCAACAAGTACTAACAATAAAGAAGTAAGTACTGCAACACCTGAAGGACTATTTTATATTAATGGATTTGGTTATATAGCAAACAAGTTTACAGATAATTCAAATACTAAGCTTACTAAAGATGAGCTAGAGTCTATTAATAAAATTAAAATGGCTTTGGAAGAACAGCTATTTGTATTAGAGAAAAATTCAAATGTTAAAGCAGGTGATTTTAAAAAATACCAAATAGAGCAGCTTAAGGTTATGCTATCTAGTATAGAGCAGGGTAAAGCTTTATACGCATTTATTGATGAGACTTATAAAACATTTATACAAAAAAAGATTGGTGAAGGTAAAGTTATTTACGGTATTAAGTATAACATTAGAACACTGGCTAGTAAAATACAGTCTGGTGCTATAAAAGACCAAGATGCTTTAAATGAACTATATTACTATAAACAGCTAGTAGAAATATATGCACCTATTATAGATGATATCAGTGCTATCTTTTCAGATAAAGATTCTCCAGAAATGACTGGTAAGATAGGTAATATTGTAGAAGCATTTAATCAAATTAGATCAGACTATAAAAAATCTGCTATTCCATTAGCAGCTGAAATTTTATTTAAGCAGGTAAATCCAGAGCTTAATAAAACCATTAAAGAATTTATAGAGCCTATTAAAAAAGAGCTTGAGCAAATTAAAGCTAAATATGGAGAAACCTCAAAAGAGTATAAAATAAAATCTTTATATTTAGACAAACAGCTCCTAAAATTAAAATCAGAAGAGGGGCTAACTAAAGAGGTAATCATAAGAACCCTACAAGAAGGTAGCCTTGAAGATATTGCTAGTATTGATATGTGGACATCCCCAGCAATAAGTTCTAACAATGAGCTTATGTCTTTACTAGCTAAGCACTTTAAAGAAAGATCTGAGAATGCTAGACAAGAATCTATTGATTTAGAATATGTAGCAAGACAAGCATTTGAAGAATATGTAGGTGGTAGTAACTCTTTTGATCCTACAGGAGTTAACAGACCATTTTATGAAACTGTTAATGTATTCACAGGTAAATATGATGATACAGGTAAACCTATATATGAAGAACAAGCTTACTTTATTTCTGATACAGACTATAATAAATATGAGAAAGCTAGGGCAGAAGCATTAGCTACAGCTGCTACTATGGGTGTAGATGGTGGTACTTTTATGAAAGAATGGTACAGAGCTAATACACAACTTAGACCTAAGAAAAATATTACTATTACTAATCCATATACAGGAGAAACTCAAATTATTGAAAAAGGGTTAGATACTTTACTAGAGGAAAAAGAAAAGCTTAGAGAAGATGGTATTATCACAGAAGGTGAGTTAAATTCATTTAAAAAGTCTTTAGAAGGTAGGGAAGAGAATGGTAAAGTATATTACAATAGAGAATTAACTATACCTAATAAAACTGTTTATGGTAGTAACAAAGTAGAATCTTTATCACCAAAACAAAAGAAGTACTATAACTTTTTAATGTCTACATACATTAAATCTCAAAATAGAACATCTTTAGTTAGAAAAAATCAATATAAATTACCATCTGTTACAAAGCAAGGTGCTGAAAGAGCTGGTCAAAATGGGGTAGTAGATTACTTTAAATATAATATTTCCAATGCATTTAGTGTAATGGAGGAAGACTTGGATAGATATGGTGAAAAAACATCTACTGGTGTTAGAACTATACCTATTTTGTACTCCCAGAAAATGAATGCTTCTGATGTATCTAAAGATTTACTAAGGTCTATAATGCTATTTGACAGTGCTTCATTAGTATATGAAGCTAGAACAGCTACATTACCACTAGCAAAAACCCTTATAGATCTATCTAAAATGGCTCCACCATTATATAGAGATACTTTACTAAACAAAAGTGCTAATGCCTTTGCTAAACGTGCAGGTATTAATAATGAGTTTTTAAAAAGCAGTACAAATAATGTAGCTAAATTCTTAGAAGCTTGGACTAACACACATTTGTTTGGTGAAACTAATTTTGAATCCAATACTTCTTTCTTTGGTAAAACATTATCATTGGATAAACTAGCTGATAGTATTAAATCAGTTGCATCATTTACACAAATTGGTGGTGTTAACCCTATTGGTGCAGTAAGTAACTCATTACAAGCTAACATGCAAATGTTAATTGAAGCTCATGGTGGGCAATATGTTAATAAAAGGAAGTTAGCTAAAGCAAAAGCTTTGTATGCTAAAGCAATGGCTAGTGGAGATTTTATTAAAGATTTTAATAATGGTATACCTACTAGTAAGTATGGTCAGTTAGCAGCTATATATGATGCTATGCAGGGTGAGTACTTAGATAAGTATGGTAATAAAGTTACAGCAACTACAGCTAGAAAATTATTTAATACTGACAGTTGGTTTTTTGGTCAACACCAAGGAGAGCATGAAGCTGCTGTAACTATGATGCTAGCCTTTTTAGACTCTGTTGAAGTTTCTCATAAAGGAGAGAAAATTACTTTATTAGATGCTTATGAATTAGGTAGTAACGGTAGAATAAAACTAAAAGATGGTGTTGTTTTACCTGGAAAAGCTAGTGCAAATAATCTAATATCCATAACTGTTCAAAATAGATTACATGCTATTAATAAAAGAATGCATGGTGTTTACAATTCTGCAGATAGACCAGAGTTAAAAAAACATTTTATAGGTAGGCTACTATTTATGTACAAAGACTTTATTGTACCAGGTCTTAAAAAGAGATACAAAACTATAGGAACAGATAATGAATTAGATGATATTACTGAAGGTTACTATACTACATTTTTTAGGCATTTAAAGAATGACTATAAAAAAATGGCAAGGCAGCTTATAGGGTTAGAAAAAAGTAAGCTTCAACCTTGGGAAAAAGCTAATCTAAGAAAAGCAGCTATGGAAATGGGTATGGTATGTCTTACAGGATTTGCAGTAATGTTACTTAAGTCCTTATTTGAAAGTGGTGATGATGATGATAAAAAATATCTAAAGCACATGCTATTCCTAACAATGAAATTAAACCATGAAATGGGTATTTACTTTACGTTAGGTGACCCTCAAAATTGGGGATTACCAAGTGCAGGTGAAGCTTTAAAAACAGTTAAGCAACCATTTGCTATTATGGGTATAATAACAAGATTATTTGATTTAATTGACCAAGTAACTAATGAGCCAACTGCAGTTTATGAGAGAGACTCTGGTATTTTCCAAAAAGGTGATAGCAAAGTAATGGCTAAACTTTATAAACTAATAGGTATTACAGGTATAAACTGGGATCCAGAACCTGCAATCAAGTATCAACAATCTATGTCAAAATAAAAAATAAGAGAGGGGCTTAAAACAGCCCCTTCTCTTTAACTACCTGTACTACCAAAGCCACCTTCAGACCTATCAGATTCTGATAATTCTTCTGACTCTTGTAGCTCAATCTGTGGATAAGGTACAATCATAAGTTGACATACTCTATCTCCTGGTTTATAATGTGAAGTATCAGGAATATGCTTAAACCTGACTTTAACTTCTCCTCTATACCCAGAATCAATTACACCAACAGAGTTAGTTAGAATTAAACCTGAATTACTGATAGAACTTCTAGGAAATATTAATCCTACATATTCTTCAGGAATTTCAAAAGCTAGTCCTGTACCATACTCTAAATAACCAAACTCATTCTTATCAACCTTAGTTAAACTAATAGCTGTAAGATCCATAGCAGCATCCCCAACCTTACTATAGGCTGGAGTTACTGCTTTAGCATTAAGTTTTTTAAACTTTACAATCATGCTGCATTAAATAGTTTTTTAATCCAAGTAGGAATCTTATTAAGTTTACTTAGGTAACCTGATGATACAATACTTTCATTAGTTAATGAAAATCTTAGTTTCTGATTAGCACTTTTAAGATCTTTAACTGCATCTTCAAGATTAGTAATCTTTTGTTCACAACCTCTAAGACCATTCTCTAATGAAATTAACTGTGAATTCTTTTCATCAACCTTTGCATTGTGCTCTTCAATAGTTACAAACATTACAGGATTACCTGCTTCTGTTTTAACTTCATTGTTAACTTTTCTGTTATGAGGTTTCTTACCTGCATTTTTAACTGGACTATTGTTTTCCATTTTTAGTTATTAATTTAATTGTTTGTTCAAAAGGATTTCCCTCAATAGACTTTACTAAGTCTAACATTTGTTGTGCTATTTCTCTAATTTCAACCTGAGCATGTTCACTATTTCTAAGCTTTAGAAAGTTAGCAAAGCTTCTCATGTTAAACATTACATCAGCTTGTATTTGAGAATTATAAGTCTTAAAGAACCTAGCAGATTCTTTAGCTCTCTTTCTACCAAGTATAGGAGTTAAATCTGTTAAACACTCATGATAGGCTTTATTAGAAGCTTCTGTAAAATAACTTAACTTACTTACCCATACATCAAGTACTTCTTGATTTTTCCAATCTGCAGGTAAATAATACTTATCTTCCTTTAACTCTTTATATCTAGCTGATTCTGCATTAATAGAAGCTATCCTATGCTTTAATAAATGTATATGGGATGCAATATCACAATCCACTAAGAAATGCACTGTAGCCTTCTCAAATGGTGTCTCATGACCATTACTCCATAAGAAATTAATCAATGCAGGTATCCTAGCTTTCTTATCTTCTGTAAGCTCTCTTGAGGTGCTTGTCCATGCAGAACAAGCTATAACCTCATCAGAGCCATAGAATCCTAATAATTCTACAGTATTATCCATAATTAAACTATTACACAACCATCTGCACCACAGGCTACTTCACCTGCTAAATCTGTAATATCATCATCTTCAGTAACTAAAGATAAATCAATAGATGTCAGTTGACCTACAAGTTCATTATATTGTTCTTCTGTAATATCCTCGAAAGGAGCTTGTGAATAGCTACCACCATCAAATGGAAGTACAGATAAACCATTATAGAATTCCTTGTTATCCCACATCCATTCTCCTACTACTTCCCATTCATCTTTTTTAACAAAGTGTCTTAATAAAACATCAGGATAATCTTTATCTGTAATGTCTACATTATACATTCTATTCTTATCAATAGAAATAGTAGCAGATACATTGTGTGTATTATCACCATGAATATGTCCAGGTTTAATCCATTCTTGAGATACCTTCTTAACTCTCTCTAATGTATCTATAGCAGTTTCAGTTCTTATTACAGAACCAGCAGGTGCTTTAATAGGAATCTCAACTACTGCTGAATTAGGAATTAACAAGTGGTCTTTAACTAAACTAGGATGATTAGCTGCTAGATACTTATAAAGATCTTCTGACTTAGACATTTGCATTCTTCTAATATAGAAGTCATTATGCCAAGCATGAATACCTGATGCAGTACCTAATACACAGCTTGTAGTACCTGATGGTTTAACACAAGTAATTCTAGCTGCTCTATTGATACCTAAAGTTTGAGCTAATTCAATGTTCATAAGTTCAGCTGAGTTAGCTGCTTGTGTAAGGTCATATTTAAATACTTCCATACTAGCAATACCAGTCATACCAATACCTACAAGAGCATCTTTCTCAGTAGTCTTTTTCCAAATAGGTCTCAAGTAATGGAAATCAGTAAACCCTGCTTGTAAAGTACCAAAGAATGATGCAGCAATAACTCTAGAGTTTAGATCATCTTGAGAAGTAACATCACTTACATTAACCTCACATAGATTACAAAACTGATAAGGTCTTAATGCAATCTCACAACAAGGGTTAGTACCCCAATCTGGATTGTTAGTAAAATAAATACCAGGTTCACCAGCATAACTGAGCTCAATCTTTTTCCATAAGTCTAAGAAGAACTCTTTAGTTACTCTATGTCTTACTAATACTGCAGAGTTATTAGCTCTACCACGTTGTGGATTAAGTTCCCACCAATTACCAAACTTACAAGTTAGCATTTGCTCATCATCAGCTGAGAATAAACTAATCAAAGCTGCTCTTCTAATACCACCTGCAAGAACTGCATCTGCAATATGACAAACCATATCATGAACTTCAATAGAAGATAATCTATCTCCATTCTCTTTTCTATCAAGGATTTGTTCTAGTTCAAATAAGCACTTCTTAAGTGGCTCAGGTCCAGGTGCTTTACCACCAGCAGTAATCAATCTTGCACCCTTGTGTCTAATATCACTAAAGTCAAATCTAGGTTTAGTATTTCTATAACCTAAATAACTTCCAATCATATGTTTAACAGCATCAGCCCAACCTTCAATACTATCACCTACCAAAAACTTTTGTTCTTTAGCAGGTTTTCTAATCTCAGGTAATTTCTCAATGTGTTTAAACTGTACAGAGTAACCTACTCCTGTACCACCAAGTAGTAAGAACATAATCTCACCAAAAGCTCTGTAATCATCAATAGGTAAATAGCAGCAGTTATAAATCCTAGCTTCATTCTTTTGAATAGCAGGACCTGCAAACTGTAATGCTCTCATAGAAGGTAATACCTTTTTCTCAAATAGGTAAGTACCATAGTGCATAATCTGATTAGCAAGGTCAGGGTATTTATCTACCATCATCTGTAGATACCTGATAATGATTTCATTATATGTTTCTCGTCTTTTTTGTTGTGGTAAGTATTTTGCATACTTATTAAAGACTACCACGTTAGATAGAGTTTCTAATCCAATTTCCATTTTTAAATTTTTTAAGGGTGCCAAAGATATAAAAAATTCCAGACTTCCTACCCCTTTATATCTGGAATTAACCTGCGATCTTAATGGTTATCTCAAGGGTACAGGTATATTTTTTTATATACTCATTGGAATGTTTATTGGGAGTTTACCACCCAATATAACACAACAAGCCACTACTGGCTTTCTAGTGTTCTGTTTACCATATGCAAATGCATACTTTTCATGGTCAATACCACAACCTACAGTAACTCCAAATATTAAATCCTTGTAACTTGCCAAGAATCTAGTATTCATTACTGTATGTAAGTGACCTATTACAGTAGATTGTCTGTTTTCTCTAGCAGCATTAATAGCTGCCATCTCTCCAGATAACCCTGTACCATGTTGGTAAATAACACCATTGATTTGATGTACAAAATCCCATTCCCAAGTAGGAGGACTTTGCAATAGTTCTTGATAAGTCTTTAACCAGGTCTTAGGAAGACCAGCTGTAAAAGCTTTTCTAAATGGTAATGCATCATGATTTCCAATGCAAACTTTTACATTAGGAAATGTGTAATACCATCTTTTCATTCTTTCTAAAGCTAGGCTAAACTCATCACCTGCTGACATACCTTCAGGATCCTTTTCATGATAACTAACTGCATGATTATCAACTGCATCACCAATGTGAACTACAGTACCACAATCATACTCTTCCTGAATTGATCTACAAAACTCTAAGTAACCTTCTTTTGTGAAAGGTTCATGAGGATCTCCAATTACAAGTACATTATCAGGATTACCATCTAAGTAAGGTTCAACAATACTCTCACTAGTTTTATCAATATTTCTAAATAGTTCTTTAGCTAATTTGATTATTTCTGAATTATTTTCACCAGTAATCTGACTAATTATTTCAGATGATTTTTTGTAGTAACCAGGCTTAGACCTTAAGAACTCATATACAAGATTGATTCTTGTATTGTAACTTTGTTTACTCATAGTTTATTTTTTACAAATATACGGTAATTACCATTTTATATCATGATAAAGGTTAATAGCCTTAAAAACATTCTCATGATTCCAGTCTCTACCTGCATACCCTGAAGCTGCAGGATGTTCAACACAGAATACAATATGTTTGTCTTTATTGATATACTCTTTAACAGATTGTGCCTCTTTACCCATAAGTAAATAACATATTTTGTTATCAGACCTATTAAGTAAATCAATGGTTTTGGCAGTAAAGAATTCCCATCCATACCCTTTATGGGACAAAGGTTTCCCTTTCTCAACGGTTAATATCTTGTTGAGAAGGAAAACACCTTGACTAGCCCATCTAGTAAGATCTGGATCTTGGTCTATCTTAAAACCACCATATATAGTTTGTTCAATTGCCTTAAAGATTATCCTCAATGATGGAGGTACTTTAACAGCATCTTGTATTGAAAATGATAAACCGTGAGCTTCATCAGGATTGAAATATGGATCCTGACCTATTATTACAACTCTCACTTTATCATAAGGTGTAAGTTTGTAAGCATTAAATACATTTTCTTGTTTTGGATATATAGTCTTGATTGTTCTTTCTGAAGTAATTTTTTTACTTAAATGTAACATGTATTCTTTCTCAAACTCACCTTTCAACAACTCATGCCAACTATCACCTAATGATGTCTTCAGATTCATCTTGTGTCTTGTATTTATTAAAATATGTTTCTTGTTCTATATCAGCAATAGAAGATAACTCTGCATCTTCTGGTAACTTCATATCTATCTTTTTCTCTATTTCCAGTCTACGCCATTCTTTCTTATAAAGAACACCTGCTGGACCAAATTTATCATTTGAAGTTACTGAATAGAAATCCAATATTTTCTTCTTATCCTCAAGTCTAAACTTAGAATACTCACCATTATCAAAATGTTTTAGTGTCTTCAAGCTATCTGTTGGAAACTCAAATATAACCATTACGATATACTTATCATTATCAACAATAGAATGAAAGTTAGCAGTCTTCTTAAACTTGTTTAGAAAATCATCAAAGATTGGATTAGGACTATATTTATACAATACAAAAAGATGAGTATCCAATTCTGGAAACTCTTCACAATATCTAAAAACATTAATAAAATTGCATTTAGGAAAATGTTCATCATCCTTAAAATCTGCAAGTTTACT